CTAAATGCCGCACCTGTTTTCCTAACTTACGCTATCGGATGACTTTATCGATTGGTCAGTGGGGAATGGTTTACGGATCAAAAACAGACTACTTCACAGTAGAGGGTAAAAAGATAGGTTTTAAAATTGTGCGTCATTATGACCGTAAAGGATTGCCAATTTATAACGGTAAACAACGTATCTACATTTACACAGGAGAATAGACATGATGAGCTTTAAACAATACATTGAATCACTAAGCGCTGAATATATCCAAATGCTTCACATGGAGGACGTTCACCTGTTCCAAGCATACAAAGAATATGTTACCGCATGGAAATCACTTGAAGCAGAGTATGGAGAAATTAAAAATGTTATTTGCTAAGAAAGCCATGAAGGTAAAAGTACCCAAGGCGCTAAAAGTTTCACGCGGTAGACCTAAAATTGATCCGCGTAAAAAAGCCAGACATTATCAATTATCAATACAGGGAGATTTAATTGATTTTCTTGAAAGCGCTGGACTCAAATCAAAATCGGCTTTTGTGAGTTTAGCAATTCGGACGATGATGGAATTCAAAAAATACCGCTCACTGCCGTATGACAAATGTTTAGATTGTGGTTGCGATATGACAGCGCCACTCAATCCAATGGACGGTGCAAAAACATACGTTGATGAAGATGGTAGAGTGTTAGATGTTTTTGTTCAATGTGAAGGCTGTGGTGGTCGTGCTGGACATAGGCAATATGATCCGAAAAACCACGGACTAGAATCAGAATAAAATATTAGCCGGTTAACTGCCGGCTTTTTTGTCTGCGACAAAGCGACACACTGGACATAGTTTTTTCTATTTATATATTTTTTATAAATCAATTCATTTTTTAGCCAATTTATTAATTATTTCTCTTAACCAATTATTATACAAAACTATGTCTACTATGTCGCAGAGAGTAGAAAAGGTAGATAATATAAGGGTTAGAGGGTGCTACATAGTGAGTTTAAAACTATGTAGCAAATACATAGTTAGTTTGTCGCAGACAAAATTTTGCTTTTTATGTCTGCGACACTGTTTAAAATCTTAAATCTTGTAATACTCCTTAACTTTCTTGATTGCTTCATTCTCGTCAAACGTGCTTCTACGCCAAATCGTGTGTTTTTTCCGCCCTCCATCGCTTGTCGGTACATCGATTCTCTTGTGAACTTTCTCGTAGCCAATTTGTAAAAGTATTCGAGTTAGCGCTGACGTTTTCGGGAGCTTTAAAACTGAAGGTTCAAACTCCTCAAAATTAAGTTTTCCCAGCAATGTAATATCAACTATGTTTTCGTTAATGACCTCACAATGGTAATGCGCAATCAAATCTTTCACTTCTTCAAATTCATGCGATACAGAATAGCCGATCATCTTTTCACGCGACAAGGTTTTAGGCGCTCGCCCTTTCGCTGAAAAGTCTGGACTTATCTTTCTATTCATAAAGTAATGGCAAAGCGCATCCATCCGCCTATCAGTTTCTAAAAACAGTTTCTCAAAATACCTGTTGGTTTCCTGCTCACCACCAAGCAGTGCAAACAAATGTTCCTCCGACTGACAGCGACTATACAAAACGCAATAACGTCGATCACCATTGGTAATCGGCAGTGCATCTTGATAATTGGTCAAAAGAAAATACGACGTGAAATTCGGAACAGTCCGCGAATTAGAAAACTTTTCCTCAATTTGAATCGTTTCGTTTGTAATGTAAGGTTTCATCGTATCGATAATCGACCATCTGTTATCGCCCGATAGCCTTATTTCCTCGACAATATTCAATACCGAACCATACGCCCATCCGCTAAATGTACCTTTCGTGAATTGCTTAGGATCGAGCTGAGTGGCATTGCTCCCAAGTATCCCCTGCAATATCTTTGTAAAGTATGTTTTACCGCCACCTTGCGTACCCTGTAAAAGTACCGCCCAGTTCACCTTGCTACCAATGTTTTGCACAATGTGGCACATCCAGTCCAGCAATATCACTCTTTCTTTAGGTTCAACAAGTGTAAATTCCAAGTGTTTGAGCATCATATCGACGACTGCAAGTCCATCCGCATCCATCACTGCACATGGCTCAACGCCCCTTTTCTTGTACGAGTTTACATATCGCAGTCCATCGTTATCATTAACGAAAATCCCATCGTTCTTACTTGCCCAGTACATGGTATCGATTACCGTGTCCATTTTCCAATCGACCAGCGCCATCGACGATGCTGACCTTTCCGCAGCGACGCATTCATCCATGCGATCAAACTCCGCGTTGAAGGCTTCGCGCTTGATAGAGTAGCCGTGCTTCAAGTTATGGAACTCCATCGGACGTTGCACATAAACCCAGTTACGCAACCAAGACGGCATCTCCTCAACAACCAAGCCACCTTTCTTCGGTGGGCAAAGCTCACGAACAATAGCCGACTTCGTCATCCCTTCGCCTTTACCCCATCGATCATAAATGTCCTGTGCGATTTGCTGACGCTTGGTTAATGTCACCGCGCTGAGTGGTAATTTACGCAACTTATTGCGCACATCCTCATACGCCCTGTCATTATCAACCGACAGACCTTCCGACCCAGTGACAAAGATTTCTTTCACCTGCCGTTCGACAATCTCTCCAACACTCACCCCGCTGTCTTTAACCATCTTAATGACCGTGGCAAACGTCAACGGGCGCACTTTCTTTTCCGTCTTGAATGATTGCCATTTGCGGTCAATATCTACCGCGTTGAACTTATCCGAGTTAGCAGACCAGTGAAGCCAAAGTAGTTTCCCATCATCCGATCCGCGATATTGATGATGTAATGCTTGCCCGACGGTAATCCACGTCGAGTAATCGCCTGCCGATTCAACCAGTGCATCGAGATTAGCTTCTACTAGTGCATCACTGACATCAATCGGCTCATGCGCGAGTGCAAGTGCTAGTCCTTGCATATCGTCCGAGTCATCATCCGTATCATCTACGTCGAATTCAGTTGTCAAGGAATACTTGACAGTTCCCTGCACCAGCTTTTCAACAGGAAAGGAAAGCGCTATATCTACATCAACCTCACTGCCTTCCATCACCATGACAAAAGACGACTCAATCGAACCAGCGCTAACACTTGGCATATACATAAACTGAGCAGGCTTAAAAGCACTGTCATCAATAATAAAACTGCTAAACTCCGACGCGAACCAGTGCATCACGGCAACGTACTCCTCCGCGCTGACCTCCCGTGACAGTGGCAACACTATACGAAAGCGATTAGCGTCATCTGTACTACGCCATGTTGAGTACGCAACCAGCGCAAAGCCTGTCATCTCCAGCTCGAACTCAATCTCTCCTTTAGTCATTGCGCATTCATCAACGTCAATGGTCAAAAGCGAACGCCCAAGCAGGTTCTCCGTGTTGCGATAACCACCACTGAACCCACCGCCACAGAACCAGCCTTCCTGCTCTTTGGTCTTTGCAACTTTGTGCTTACCAAGTACAGTGCAAATTCGCTCCCATGTCACCTCCACATTGCGACAGACAGCACTGTTCTTATCCCCGCGACTTATGCGATAAAGTTTATCTGTCATAACTCACCCTTAAAAATAACAACCGCAGACGGAAAAGGTGCTGAGTTTTTAGAATCACCAAACTTTAAACGTCCTCGGATAAACTCAATTTCACCTTTCATAACATAATCATGCCAATACGCCGTGTCTGTTCTTGCAGGTATAAGCATCACTACCTTTGCGCCTTTTAAAGATGATTCATATCCTTTTTTAATCCAGTGTTTTATTTGTCTACCATAAGGAGGATTACACCAAACAACCCCAGTCCATTCTTGTTTTAACCCATCTATTTCCGGTGTAAAATATTTTTTGCATTTCGCATTTTCTGGCAACGCACAAACATCTAAATCAAAGTTATGTACTGCATTATACCTATCAAAAAAATCCTGCGGTGTAGACCACAAATCAGTCGTACTTGAAAAATGAATATTTTTAACTTTATTATCCTCGACTTTTTTCATGACTCAATCCTCGTTATCTTTTAATTATTGGTAAATCAACCGCTTTAATTGCCCCATCGGTTAATTGCTCAACCTGTATCGCCCTGTTTGCCGGTATCTTTCCTTCAGTTACCCAATACGACACCGCTGCTTTAGTAACACCTAATTTCTTTGCTAACACAACCTGCTCACCACCAAACCACTGCACCACATCGTCAACGGACACACCGTCATTAATTTCTTCATTTTCCATTTGCATCTCTTTGTGAGTTAAGTTAAGATTGACTCTCATTTTACAACAACAGAGGAAAAACACAATGAATGATTTAACAATACTTACAAACACCCAACTTGGTGAATTCATT